AGTGAAGATAGCGTATGGTTGACTAGCGGTGATATCGAGTTTTTACACAACGCAATACAAAGCACCCGTCCCTAGCCTGGCAGCCGAACGAGTGCTTATCACGAAGACACCGGAGCGCCTTACATTTACATTGTAAGTGATCGCTCCGGGTTAGACAAGGGGAGCGAGTTAAGATATGTCAACACAAATACTTAGTAGCACCGCCGAGGTTATGCTTGAGCAGGTAATGGATACCGTTTTTACTTTTTGCCCTAATGTGGACAAGCCCGATCTCCAGCGAGCCATTACCACCATACTTGCTCAGTACGACATAAAACCCACCTTACAGATGAATGGTCATCCGGATCTGGCGCAGAAGGTAAAACTGTTTCTTGCTGGAAAAAGGCTCGAAGGACTTGCGAAGTCAACCCTTGAGGGCTATGAACATGAGCTCCGACTCTTCTCGCGTTACGTCTCAAGGGCCACAGACGAAATAACCACCGGAGATATCCGAATCTACCTGAGTGAATTCGAGCACCTAAAGACATCATCGCTATCGAAACGATTATCCATTCTCAAGTCAATGTTTGGCTGGCTTACAGCAGAGAAAATAATCCTTAATGATGTAACTAAGCAAATCAAACCACCAAAGAAGGAACAAAGGATTGGAAAGTCCTTAAACATTGGAGAACTAGAGATGATTCGCGAGGCCTGCGTTACACCGAGGGAACGCGCATTGATGGAAGTTCTTTACGCGACTGGCGGAAGATTATCCGAGATACAAAAAATGAGCCGTGGAGATATCGACTATCAATCCATGTCTGTGTCAGTGATTGGAAAAGGCAATAAGCAGCGCATCGTATACTTTTCGCAGAAATCCATGTACCACTTAAAAAAATACTTAATGCGGAGACTAGATGATGATCCGGCCTTGTTCGTTTCCGTGCGTAAGCCCCACAAACGGCTCTCCTGCCGAGGCATTGAACGAGTAATAAAGGTCATCTCTGATCGGTCTGAGGTAGAAAAAAACGTGCATCCACATCTATTCCGGCATACATTCGCAACGTTGCTTTTGCAAAATGGCGCAAGTTTGATAGCTGTACAGGAGTTACTTGGGCACTCCGATCCTAAAACAACAATGACCTACGTAAGCATTACATCGGAGCAGAAAAAGCAGTCATACGATCAATACTTTGTTCAATAGGGGCCTTGCGGGGCTTCTTTTTTTGGTTACAACGCCCCTGTTAACTCGTATTGCCTCAAGGCGTGGTCCCTTGCGCTTGCAGCTTCTTCGATTGTATCGAATGATCCTAGATGCTTGTTTATTTTGTTCCTCGTTAAATACGCTCTGAATTTGCCATTCAGCGGCGCTACTCCCTTATACCCTGTCGTATTGTCTTTGTGCATTCCCCTGTTCGCTTCTTGGGTAAAATAATCAGACCACCTACAATTAGATGGTCCGTAAGGTTTAGTTGATTCAATTCGATCTATGGTCAGTACGTCTGAATACCCATTGGCCAAAGCCCATTCGAGAAAGGGGGCGAAGTCATATCGCCACTCATCACAAACCGTTACACCTTTTCCGCCATATCTTTCGTAGCCGGATTTAGTTGGCTTATAGCAACGATAGATCATACCTTTCCAAATTTGGTATATCCTCGAATGCTCTTTACTCATCCTGTTTTGTTTTTTGTTTTTGCAACCACAACTTTTGTTTGCGCCCCTGTTTTTTTGATCAATAAGACGACATGTGCTGAGGATAATTTTGTTTCCGCAATCACACTTGCATACCCACGAATTACCACGGCGATGCTTATTGGCCAATTCGAGAACAGTTAAATGGCCGAATACTTCATCGACTAAGTTTTCAATGTTCAACTTAAACGCCTCCATAAAAAAGAAGACCCATGCTTTTTAGCTTGGATCTTCTACAAAATATGAAAATACATTTAGTGCGCAGTTGCTGTCTTATACACACTAGATGTTTGGCATTATAGTCTTCAGTCCACCAATTACCGACCTAGCAAGTGCCTTAAAACCAATGGTTGAATTCGGATGAACAGTATCAGTAATGTAACTCGTTCTGTTCAATCCGTTAACACCTGTCGTGGTATTTACATCAATGACGGGGATAGACATTTTATCCGCAACTTCTTTTATTTCTATTGCTTTCCAGTATTCATCTGTCTGCAATGCTGTGTTTATTTGACCTGTCGTTCCTCTGCCATTTAACGGTGTGCCTAGTACAATAATTGCATTTGGACACCACGCTTGTAGCTTCATGATTGTGGATGCTACTGCTCCTTCGATTATGGATATATTATAATCTCCACCATAAGTAGAATAATAAGCAGAGTTTTTCCACGCTAAATCTGTTTCATCGTTTGGCGTAAATACTGGTGGATTACCGTTAATGCTATCGTTTGTTCCTGCCGTGACATAAATTAGATTAATACTATCCTTAATAGCTGACCTTATCATGGTTGTAATACGGTCCCATGAACACATAGCACCATAATGGTCAGTCGTTCCATCGGGCAAGGTATAAGAAGCAGGATTCGTCATATCTCCAAGGTCATCCCTAGAATTATAACTACCGTCAGCATTAGCAAACCACGGTCTAGTATTCCATACGAAAGATTGACCACCGATACCCCGACCATAGTACGCACTAAACTTATGATAGTCATGAACATATTTTTGCCAACCATCGGCTAAGACGTTACCAAATGCAGTAATACTATCTCCATACGATAACCATGTTTTACCTTCCCAATCGTTTTCTATTGATGCAAGTTTCACTTTAACGCTAGAAGATAATTTCTTGTAATAGCTAAAATCTGTGCCAACTACACCATAAAATAACCCAATATTAATAATATCCACCGACCCAATAGTAAAGGAAAATTTAATAAAACAGGCATTTGATGGGGAGGCGAACGATGCTGCTGTCCATCCCCCAATTATTGATATAAAAGTTTTATCGACATTATAAAAACAAATATTATTTAAACTTGGTGTGCCGCCTGCTACAACTCCGGCGATTAAAGTCTTGCCGCCAATAATAGGAATAAAATAAGATGTGCCATATGTTGTGGATAAGGCATCGACCGTGCCTGTACCAGTTAATCTCCCCACATCAAAAGATATTGTATCGTGATCTATCAACTGTGCTGACATATCAATGAAATCCGTCCTACTCCCGGTTACTGCCTTTTCAGCGATATAATTTGTAGATATACCCAAATTCGCTATACTTACAGCCTGATATACTCCACCAGCTGTCCACGTAGAACCATTCCAATAATACCACTTTCCATCTACGTCTACACCTTGTGTAGTAGTTGTCATTGTGCCCGTTGCACCAGTTGTTCCAGCACTATACAGAGCATCTGTTTTTACACCTACAGTGGTAGAGGTAAACGTAACTGCAGTTGTTCCAACGGTTCCTCCTGCTGTCCAACCAGTATACACAGTTGCACGTACTTTATCAGCAACTTGTATTGCTGTATCTGTAGCCAACACTGCTGTAGTAATGGCCACACCATTAAGAGTCACTGTTACATTACTAGCTACTGTTGCTGCTGCTGTAACAGTTAAGGATGCTACCTCTGCTACATTTCCTGTCACTAGATAAATTCCTGTAGTGCCTGTTGGGAACGCTGTTGTTAGCGCGGGCACTGTAGTATATACACCTTTTGGGGATCCACTGGCAACGGATGCGATCTGAGTATTAACGTCTGCTGTATTTGCTTTTAAGGCTAAGTAGTTCGTAGTTTCCGCCTTATACGCATCAACATATTTCTTTGCTCGGATAAAATCTAAGAGTCCCATCTTATACCACCACCCAATTCGTTCCATCGCTTTGCCATATTTCCTGTGTCGCTACGGATTGAAAGGCATAACCAATTGGCACGGCAGTTGCTAACGGTCTAGTTGCCACAGTTGCTCCATAACCCTCCATTTCGGACTTCGGTGGGTACCAAGTGGTCCCGCTAAACATAGATTTAATCGCCGTGTCGGCCTCTAGGAACGTTGAACCTGCGGGGACTCCGGTAGTTGGCTTAGCGTCTGCAGCAAGACCAACATATTCCCATGGTAGATTTGGATCTCCTCCACGGATTAACTTTACTGCCATGTCTGTGCCCCTTTCTTTGCATAAAAATAAGCCTTATGTGGCTTCATTGAACCTTAGTATTTAATTAACCTGTAATCACGTAAGATCGAACCCCATCAACAATCCCGGTAAGATTCAAATTCTTAGGGCTGATAGTGTCTCCAATTGCGTACTTTTTTCCGTTGCCAGTAACTAAACCATTGACAACCGCCATTCCGACAATTACGCCATTATCGTATTCTACGGACATGACTCGCCTCCTAGGAGATTATTTTATAGTCCTCGCAGGTTAGCTTTGTGATCTGCATTAGCAATATATCCTGACTAAATACATCAGTAACATGCCTGTCGTGAGCAATATAGATAAACCTGCGATTGTCATCTACGCATATGCCCTTCCACCTTCCTACGGTTCCGGGAGGATAGGTGACAGTGGGTATTACGTTTGATTTCGTCCACAACAAATTTCCGACTGAATCAAACTTGGCCAATGTCAACGTTGCTGTATTTACATGAGTTTCCGAGTTATACGTGTATATCATAGACCTAACGTACACATAACTAAATACATCAACCGCAACGTTATGAGCAGTAACATCATATGTGGTTGGCTTATGCCATAACTCATAGCCTTCGTCACCGAATTTGTGTAAGCGATAGTCCTGTACGGTTAAACTATGCCTAGCTACTGCATATACGCTATTATCCCTAAGGTCCACAGCAACCGCAGAATATCCCCTTGGCAACTCGTCATACTCCTTGTTTACGCTCCAAAGTATTACTCCGCTGCTCGATAGCTTACACATCGCCCTTGGTGTGGTCCAACTGTATGTGCTCCTGCCAACGACAATTATACAATCGTTTGAGTCAATGGCTATATCATATATCTCCTCAAGAGGAGTTAGCGACCACAGTAGATTGCCGTTTGTATCGTATTTAATTAAGTTAGGCGCATCTGACGCTATTGGACGGGAGCTAACATAAATGGCACCGAATGAATCAACAACTATCCTAGAAAAACTAGCAGCATTACCTTGTAGGTTCCACATTTCTTCACCCGAGGAATTCAACTTTCTTAGCCATTTCGTGTTGTACGCTTGGTCGTATCCATAATACTGAGACAATGCCAATGTGTCATATATTGCATATATATTTCCGGCACCATCTTGTGCGACATCGTTAATCATTGCATGCCCATTATCGCTCCAGATAACCACACCGTCTTTTGTTAGTTTTTGCAGGGTGGTCTCTGTAACGTTGTCTAACTCCATGCCATATTGCACAAGCAAGCCGCCATCTGTAGCTAAGTCGATACCTGTAGTAAAGTGTGGACAAGCCTTTTGCCATATTAACTCCCCGCCACTGTTAGGTATAACCTGTAAATTAGTAGAGGTTATAGTGTCTCCTATGCCGTAATCTCCAATTTTTCCGTCATCACCTTTGCCAAGATTCATACCCACGATAAATCCAGCATCAAAATCAATTGGGAATATGATGCCTGAGATGGTTGTGGTTGCAATTCCGTCATTGCCAGCATTGTCCTTGGCGTAGACTGTGTAAGCGCCATTGGCCCATACAACGGGTAGTGACCCTCCAGTTAACGTACCATTTACACGCATGTATTCAATTGTCTGTGTTCCAAATGCCCATCGCCTCTCGGCTATTCCGCTGGAATCCGAGGCTATTACATATAAGTTTGCACTGTAATTAGGTGATATTAGATCATATGACCCCGCTAGGAAGTCTAGTGCTATGTCAATAATGGCAACAACCGTAGGGTTAATTGTCCCGCTATTAGAGGCTGACGTAGGAACATTTATCTCCACGTCTAGCATAGGTACTATCACTACGGTGGGATTAACACCTTGAAACGTTGCAGTCATACTAGGGGTGCTAACGATTACATGTAACACCCCATTAGACACAATCGGAGGTATTGCTAGTACATTTGAGTATACGACAACGCTAGTAATATCCACATTGCGGATAGTTTCAAGTGCCGGACTTATTGCGATACTACTCGCCGTAGCTGTAGAGGTGGTTACTGACGTGTTTGGGTCATTAGGATTAACTGCAGGCACAAGGGCTAAGCTAGTCGAAGTGGCTTTAGGTGTTTTAATGCCTAACAAGATGGAGCCTTTAATCGCGTAACTAGACACCCCTGAGATAGCCATAGATTGCACTACCGCGCTGTACAGTATACCTGGAACAACAGCGTTACCATTAACGTCTAATAAACTAGAACTTAGCGTTATCGTGCGTCCATTCGATGCTCCCACTGTAGTGACTGTTCCATATTGATTACTTGCTAATCCAGCCAAAAAGGTTAAATTTATTATGGCAACATCACTTGTCGGCACAACATAAACCCTATACCCGCTAATATTTGTAACAACTGACGGTTCTGTAAACTGAACCTGAAGATCACTAGCGTTACGGTTGTTAGCCACATCATATAAGTATATGTATGTGGGATTAACTGCCGGAGCGTTAAAGGCAAGTGTAATTTCTTCAGACGGTTCAGTTAGGCTATTCTCATAGCCATTTAATCCTACGGTTTGTATAAAAATTACATATGGTACACCCTCCACTATGGCAGCACCATTCACGTCTAGTTGTGTTGCCGCAAGATTGAAACTCAGTAGCGCATTTACGCCGTAATAAGTAGGTATATTCCTAAATCTCAGCGTATCCACTACAGCAGTTGCCGAATCTACCGTAAATGTACCCGACTCACTAGCTGGCACTACGAGGAATTTATAGTAGGAAATATTCGTGTGATCCGAAGCAAGTTGCATCCTCGCCCAAATATCGCTGGCGTTTCCATTATTATTGGTATCGGCTATAAGGATTAGGGTGGCTAAGGGTGCTATTGACATTATGGCACCACCTTTACGCTGCCGTTACCGTAAATATACCCGCTGAATCCCATGTAATAGTGAAATTACCTGCAGAAGACGTTTGGTCTGCTCCAAAATCTACATACCCAAGTAGAACAGACGTAGCATCAACGCCGGTAGAGTCGTATATTACAGCATACCTTGCCGTAATAGTCGATGCCGCCCACACTACATCATCGCCATCCAATTTGATTACATTAGTTGCTCCGGTGTAGCCAATAGTCTTACTTGCCAACGTAGCGCCACCGGCAATATAACCTGTGCCAGTTACCTCATTTGTGACATCAGACTTATATACGTGCGTGTCCTGATTAGGAACATAGGAGGACGTGCATAGCATTACCTTAATTGTATCTGTGTCCCAATCAACTTCCTTGTTTAACGCTTTCAGTAGAGCGTTACCGTACATTTTTGCTGTTACTGCCATTTAAAACAACTCCTTTAATACGTTACAGTTATCGACCTACTCAAGTCACTAGTCATAGCGGTTATCCTGCCGCCTCCATCTTTTGCCCAAGTCCATGCTTCGGCTACTCCATCCTTGGTAATAGTTACGCCAGAACCATCGACGGCATAAACAATGGCTGTGGATATGGCAGATGTGCCGGGTGGACCTGGATCTCCTTGATCGCCCTTTAACCCTATTTCTGTGGTACCTGTAAAAAACTTACCCTCGGGAGTTATCGAAGCCACTCTAATATCAGTTACGAAAACCTCGAATCCACCCTCATCAGGCGCGGCTACGTAATTCCCCGGAGTATGTGACTGGAGCCTAGCCTTGGTCCCCCTAGTGTCTATTTGGCAAGTACCTGACGCATTAGCTATGCCTAATTTTATTATTTCTGCTGTCAAGTCTCCGCCCGTGGCAGACGTTTCAAGAGACGCTATCTCTTCCTGTATAGTTAGAACGTCTTGTGCGTTTTGCTGTCTCTGTTGGACTAGATCTAATACAATGCTAGGCTTGTAGGTGCCCAAAATCACTTCGGTGTTCTCTGGATTAGACAATGATCGAGTGATTTCAACCACTCTTGTCGACACCAATAACGGTGGATTAAACGCCCGATCAATCCCTCTAACCGTGTCGCCGATCCTTGTTTTTTCATCTTCATACCCCGGTATGGATTCAAGGACAACAACCTTAAGCGTATAGGTAGCGCGTGGGGTATTGCGTTTTTGGAGATCATCTGAAGTTTCTTGGGTCAAAATACCAGCGTCGTCCTGTTCTGTATTTTCGTATAGGCCGTATCTGTGCCGGGTACCGTTTGCCCTCCCCCACAGAGCTAAGGCTGCGGTGTCTGTTACTAAAACAGATAATCCATCCTTGCCCTTGCCATAAAGAGCCGTGCAAACACCGCTTATATCAATATCACGCTCAATGTTCTGGATATCCTTGCCGTAAACAAATTGCTTGCCCCCGTCTGTTCCACGTTGAACAAGCATATCAACGTATCGATGAGTAATAACTCCATTGGTGATTGTTAGTCGGTATTGCAATTCAGCTTGCCATAGGCCTGCAATCTTTTGCAGTAAAGAATAGGCATTATCAAATGTGTAGGCGTAAGAATGCACACCAGGGACATCCACGATACCTAATTCCCACCGTGTAGCAGCCAAAAGGCTCGTTAAGGCATATGTCGCGGTCCTTGTAATAGGCGTTATTATCGTCTCTTCTCCAACCACTTCGGTTGTAGTGCCTGATGTATACTCTGGTAAAAAGTCGTCCAGCATCTCATATGAAACATGCTCGCATTCAACGTTCCGGATCAACCCGTCTCCGTGTGTATCAACTTTGTGGACGATCTCGAACATCTGCCAATACCCGTCAAGGTCCTGCCACGCCACAAGATTCCCCTCAGTTACGTGTTGGGCATCATCATTGTCTGCGGGTACCGTAAAGCTAAAGGTGTTTTCTCCACTCAGTTTTTCATGGTGGACGTCATTCCAAAAGGCGGGAGATTCTTCGGAGCGGTTACTTAGGATTGTTAATAGTTGCTCGCTCGAATTAAAGATATAAAGCACTACAACCACCTCTCTCGGTATGCTGTAGAGATGGTTGCCTTACTTGTTGGGGTAACGGTTAGCGCGTTAGATCCTGGGGATAGGCTAAAGAAAATGCTGTTTTGCCAGTCGAGAGAGGTCATTACGCTTGCCCCGTTAAGTTTTACTGTTCCCTTTGCGTTGTCGATCACCAACACATCGCCGATTATAAAATTCTTTACAACTCGCACGTATTCAGTGCCTTTTATAATTTTTAATTCTGTTGTGGCTTCTGTGAATGTTGCAGTAAATACCGGGTAACACTTTACTGTACCAGTGTTAACAATCGTTACGGCATCAGCGGCGAAGTCTGCTGTTTTTGCGGTTACGGCGTAGGCCCATGGCTCACAGCGGAAAGTTACGTCAAACTGCCCAGAACTGACTATTTGCTCGAGGTCAATTGCTCCGTCAACTTTGGCCATATAATATTTATCTGGTTCATCGTCGAATATCAACTGTTTGCGTTCTTCTGTGGTGAACCAATCTGAGATTGCCCGCATTGCAACTCTTAGGTCAGCCATGGCATTTTTAGGTATGAAATGGCTGAGCGCAATAAAACGGTCACTTGCTCCGTTATCAAATAGCAAACTACCGTCACGACTAGGGATTTCGATGTAGAATACTTTTCGTGCGGGGGAAATCTGCCTGTTCTTACTTTTAAGGTATGCGCCTAAAGTGCTTAAGTGGACTCCATTAAACGTGTAACCAAGCGTCACGTTCTCACCCCCAGGCTCCTTTGTTGACCTTGTTGCTTGCGGAATAGTCTCTCGGCTATTTTGTCTATGTCTGCTTCTTCGCGGACCACAAATGTGTTTCCGGTTATGATTGGCCCGTTACTGCTACCTGCCATTGCCATCGAGGTATCACTAGGAATCACTTGGCTACCCCTCGGTAAATTTACAATCTCCGGCCCCTCTTCTCCTACCCATGTTAAGCCACCGCGCCAATAGTTTGTCCCTGTGGCATTTGTACCAATTGCACTGTCCTCGTTTCTGGTTACCCTTGTTGTTGTGACCGTCTTTTCCTCGGCCGGTTCATTATTCCATTTAGTCAACCAATCCCAAGCCTTTTTTATTGCCCCGGTAACCTTATCCCAATGCTTGACAAGCTCATATATCCCAACACCCAAGGCCACAAGAGCTATGATTACTACCCCTATAGGATTTGCACTTAGTGCGGCATTAAACAACCACTGCGCCGCAGTCGCTACCCCTACAACAATTTTTTGCGCCCCCATAGCTATAGTCATGGCTTCCGTGGCGATTGTGGAGGCTATAACATAACCTTTATGAACTAGCCATGCAGTTCCTAAAAACCCTAAAACTTTTATTAGGGTTTCACTATTATCTTTTACAAAAATGATGACCACAGAAGCTTTCTCCATTGCATCTGCTATCGTTGCCTTAATTTCCGGCATGTTTGTTCTAATCCAACTCGCAAATTCGTTCATCATTGGCATAATTTCTTCGCCTAAAGGTAACAATATTCCGGTTTCAAGGTTTCGTTTTATGCCCTCGGTTGCTTCGCCGAATGTGTTGTATTTTACCTCGTTAATTTTTCCCAACGCGTCAACGGTCTTGCTTATTTCTCCTTGAGTATTAACCATGGCCTCAATACCCTTTGCTCCGACATCTTCCCACTGGGTTCCGAATAGGGCCACACCTGCGGAATTTTGAGCCACCGGGTCTTTCAACTCAAAAAGCGCTTTAATCACCTTATCGAAAGCGGCTTTTGACGTTTCCCCACCCTCTGCAAATGCCTTTGTCATAGCTCCTGCGTCGAGCTTTAACGCGTTAAATCCGTCTGACGATGTCTTGCTTCCATCCTTTGACCGGATGCCAAACTCTTTCATGGCGTCACCAAGCTTGTCGATGTCGAAGACGCCAGACTTCGCCCCATTAGCCATCATGTTAAACATTTCTTCCGAGTCAAATCCAAGCTGTTCGAAATGAACGCTATATTCATTGATACTGTCTAGGAGGTTGCCGTTTTTGTCTAACCCAGCCTGCGCGCCCTGGGCAATAAGGTTAAAAGCTTCCTCGCCAGATATTCCGAATTGCTTCATCATCATGTCGGCAGTTCTAGTACTTTCCGTGACTTCAAATTCAAAAGTATCCCTAAGTAACAAAGCGTTCTTGGTCATGCTTTTTAATTCTTCACCTGTAGCTCCAGTTTGCTTGCCTACCTCCGAGATGGCCCTGCCGATATCGTCAAAACTCTCACCAATGTTAGCATTATAAATCTCTAACATGGTGTCTTTCATGCCAACCATTTCCTCATCCGTTGCACCCGAGGAGGCTTGCACACCATTTAGAGATTTTTGCAAGTCGTCGGTAAGCTTGACCGCAAGCCCTCCGACCGCTAGGATAGCCGTACCCATGGCCATAGCGATTCCTGCGCCGACACGCGCGGCAGAACCGACCATTTCGCCGAAGGTTTTTGAGGTCTTTTCTGCCTTGTTGTCCGTTTCATCGATACTGGCATTGGCTTGATCGTTGTCAATCAGAATACTCCCGAACAGTTTAAAAATTTCCAATTTGTCCCATCACCACCTTTCAATGGCATAAGAAAAAGATCACTCTATGAATGATCTTTCTTTCGTGTCATCTTTTTTCATGCGCGGATATAATCGGCAAGAACTCAGCCATTATTTCATCATTCGTTTTAACAGAGACGTTAACCTTCGACTTTAGCAACGCCTTTTTGTAGTCATCGAAGGTAATAAACTTTATTTTCCCTATTTCCATGTATGGGCACAATCTAACCCATCGTTCCCAAATGCGGGATTCTTGCTCCTTCTTCAAGGCTTCAAATATTAATCCCACAACGTGTTTTAGCTTAATTTTGCTCGTCGAACTTATTCCGTATTGGCTGTATAAAAGGCCAATCGTCTTATATATTCCTAACGAATGGCCGATTTGAAAAAATTTACAGCTTCCTTATCCATAAAGATTTCCTTGAATGAGTTTATGGTAGTCATAAAGTTTTGGTTCTTTATTTCATCGACGGTCTTTCCTTCAAAAACAGCGACAATTTCAAAGACTTCTTGCTTTACTTTTAAGGAGTTTTTTAGAACGAATTTAAACAGGTTAACCCCAATTGTCATTTCGTCCAGCTTTTTACCTTTGTTTTCTTCGGCAATCTTTTCCCTGTACCCATCAATGTCTAATTTATCGTACAGGTCCACGACTGCCGGTAACATGTCGAAGGCTTGTTCTGTCGTTAGCATATGTATCCTCCTAAAAACTAGGCGAGGTTTCCCCCGCCCTTAATTACGCTGTGGTGAAGTTAATCGTCACTGGCAACATCTTATTACCCGCAAGATCACGGACGTTGGATACCACCCAAATATAAGCTGTCGCAGCCTCTAGACTTGCGGTCGGATTAAATGTCGCTACCTTGGCTGTGTAAGTCAACGCCCCGGCAACAACGGACGCGTCGGATGCTTTCATGAGGATGAGGTTGTTAGTGCTTATGTCTTCAGCCTTTACATCCTCAGAGAAGGTAGCAGTTAAGTTCGCAGTTACAACTATAGCGGTCGCACCATCAGCCGGAACGGCGATCACCGTAGGTGCTGTTGTATCCCCACCAATACTGACCACATCCTCAATCTTATACAAGTCAACCGTGTCGTCTTTAGGATCCCAATTTGCCGACATTTCGAGGGCTATTTCACCTTGACCCTTAGCCTTCGCGGCCAGGCTGAAGTCCTTTTCATTCATGGCGTTATACAAGGTAATCTTCTTGTACTCGCCGCTAACCAATTTGCAGAACTCTGTCACGTTTTTTAGGTATGCGGAGTCTGGAATTATTCCAATCGCCGAGCTCTTACAACTCAGAACATCTTCTACCCTTGTCAAGAAGGGCATTGCAATGTGTATTACATCGATAGACGTGTCGATCAGGACTACAGACAGCATTGCATTAATGTCGGTTATTATTGACATGCCTTTTTCTTTTCCGCGTTTCCAATCATGATCGATTTCTTGACGAGTGGCCTTTACATCGAATGTGCCGCCGCCACGAGTTGGGCCTAGTAACATTTCACCGACTTCGCCAAAATTTACATAGAGTATACCGTAATCGATTTGGATATTTTCGATTTGATCTTGGGTTAATTCTGGTGGCAAGTAAATCACCCTCTCTTGAATATTTGGGCTTGGTAGGTGTATTTTCTTCGCTGGATGCGCGGATCGTCGTCCTGAAGAGCAAGCTTAATATCTAGATAAAAAGCAATACCATTTAGAGTCTTTTTGTTTAGACCTAAGTTTACCGTCGCCATGAGTGTTTCAAGAATAGTTGTATCTGCCCCCTTACTCCATCCATCTACATCAACCACGGCAACTTCCATCGACTCGCCATCATCAAGGATGTCAGGAATGTTGAAAACGAGATAAGGATATTCTGCTTCAGGTGGTACATCTTGAAAGAAAACACGCGGATGAATAGTTTCAAGTTTAGCTTGTATGGCTGTTCTTAATTCAATCATCCGCGCCATCATCCTCTCCGTATATTGCGTCCCCGTTCTCATCAATCAACCCTAATGCCTGGTTCTCATCCTCGATTGTGCTGAGATATTTCCCCTGCACCCGCCTTATGTCGTCAATGTTCTCCATAACCGTACCCCTTAGTATTCCTCTTGCTGGTTGCTTGCTTGTCCCAAGCTCCTGTGCGACACCGTACCAGGTCCCGTGCTTAAACCCGATCTGTAGGTCTGTTTCCTGCCTTCTTATCCAATATTGAGTCGAGGAATATGGACGCTTTGAACGCTTCATTCCGGGTAATTTCCTTAACTTTGCAATCATTCTCTTGCGTATTAATTTTGCGGTGTCTCGTAAAGCAGCTCTTTGAAGCTCTACTAAAAGATATTTAACCCTGTCTACGCTAGATGTAAACTCCACTCCACTCCCGGTGATTGTCGTTACTGACCTTGGTAAAGCCATTACATCGCCCCATTCACAAGGCCAGAGCAGATCAGTTCTAAATTCTCAAAGTCATCAATTCCTTTGGCTCTCTTAGGACTGTATGACCTGTCCACCTTGTATCTCTTACCCTCAAAATCAACTTCCTTCTGACCGCCATACTCAAACTTATTAACCACAAAAACAATCTCAGGCTTTAATCCATTGGCTGCAGCTGAATAATGTTCTGACCGAGTTACCGATTGAACATCACATAATACAACTATATCGGATTCTGTAGGGATGCTATCGCCGATTCTATTCGTGGTGTAGGCTGTAGCTCCAATTAGGGTTAACTCATAATCATAGGTCATGTGATCACCTCGGGAGGCAATCCCACATGAATCATTAGGTTGTGTAATCGATATTGCAAATGCCTTGGCATTCCCGTGTCGCTATCCCTGCTTTGGTACCGCCACGCAGCGTAATCCACAACAAAAATTAAATGATAAGGATTGGCACCGTCAAGCACCAATCCTTTCTCATCTTCAAGTTCTTT